TCATTTTTGAGACAAAAGCGCCTTTAATTCTTTTAGATTTATTTCAATATTCGATATAATAGTCTCCGGTAATTTTGGTACCTGGTAGGTAGAACCTTCTTCCCTGGCAATTTCTTGCGAAGAGGCATCGTCGCGCATGAGCCAGTTTAGATCTACGTCTGAGAAATACTCAATCGTCTTATTGATGAATTCCACAGGCGGTGTTCTGCTGCCTTTAATATATTGACTTATAGAAACTTTGTTCCAGTCAATTTCCTCCGCAAATTTTGTTTGCGTGATCTTCCGCTCTTTCAGCAATAGCCCAACCTTTCTACCAAATTCCATATTTAGATTGATTATAAATTAGCATATACGCTAATTATATCTTGTTTGTTAGCACATACGTTAATATATTTGTGAAACAAAATAACACAATTGAAAACAAAAGTAAACAAGTTAGCGGAGTTGTACAATATGCGTCCGCATAAAGCGAAGGACATTGTTTCCAAGATAGATAAGTACCTGCCTAGCACCTACACAGATGATATAATTGAACGCTGTAAGGAGGCAGATATAGTTGTGAATTCTCAAAAGGTTAGATACGTAAAAAATTTCATCAGAAAAGATGCAGCGGTTCTTAAGGTCATTCTCGAATTCGCACGCGAGAAAGAAAAGGAACATAAAGAGCTGGAGGCAATAGAATAATCAAATCAAATTTCAATATGACTACAACAACTACTCCCGGAATTCGAGTATATCCAGGCCTGCTATGCAGCTCCATCGAATTCTTTAATGGCCACACCGGCAAATTCAAGGTTCTAAGCGGCGGCAGCGTGAAAGAGTTCAAAGATGCGCCCTACAGTTATCACCAGATTCTAAAAGAAGCAATTCAAGAAGAGCCTGAAACAGAAAAGATTTTATTCGAATGGTACCCGAAATCTGAGCTTAAGCGATTAATCCAGTTTGGAAGCTGCAGGTTTGGCGGATTGGATTTCGTGCCCGATGTGACTGACTCCAAATTACAAAAAGGAGAATACAGCCCATGTGCGGCCCGGGAATTTTGTCCTGGTGCCGGGATCTTGTGCCAGGCTCCACGTTACAACGATGTGAAGCTCTCCTTTACCGAAGTGAAAGTATTGAAGGCTCTGGCCACTACCGATACGAATGAAAATATTGCTTTTAAGCTGACTATGCCACTGGGGACTTTTCACCTCCTGAAGAAAAAGCTGTATCAAAAATTAGGAATACAAACAAAACCGGAAGCGGCGCTCATTGCCCGTGACCTAAACCTTCTTTAGCCACGGCTAAATACCACGTTCTTTCAATTACCCAACACTTTTTAATAAGTGTTGTTGCTGAGTAAGGCTCGTACCCTACTACGGGCCTTTTTTTTAAAAGAGTACTAATTCAAAATCAAATACTATGACTACAACAGCAGAAATTGGCCAGGCCAAAGACGTAAAGTTCCTCCAGGAGTTGGAGAAAATTTTCTCTCATCCTTTTAACGCTAAGATCTATCCGGGTGCTAACGGTGAAGTTGAAAAAGCCAGGGTGAATACAGATCAGGAAATTTCCGGAGAACGGTTGCTTTCGATTATCGAACTGGCTGGATCCAACAAACTGAACTTAACGGTGGCTAGATCTGGTGCCGGACTTAAAATTTTATTCTCCAAAAACAAAAAATAATTGGAGGGCTCGCTTCCCCTACGGCGGGCTTTCCTCTAAAATCAACAATAATGGCAAATAATAGATTACTTCTTTACTCAATTCTGTGGAACCGAATGACTGGCATTTCCGGTGAATATGAAGGACATGTAATTGATTCGGATGATGGAGAAAACGATACCCTTGATGAAGCCCGAACGAATGTAGCAACATCGCTACAAGAAACCATTGATGAGTTAATTCTTTTGAAACGTGAAGTGGAAAAGGAACCAATGAAAAAGCTAAAAAAAAACTACCTAGAGTAATGGCTATCAAAAAAATTAAAGTCCAGGTCACGCGTACAGATGAGTACGTCGTTGAAATTGACGAGGCAATTTACAATGAAGAATGGAGGGAAAAATTTGCAACTGTTTTCTGGCCACTTGAAAGTACAGAGGACATTGCCCAGGATCTCGCACAAAAGCAAATGATATCCGGACAGGGTTTCTGGGAAGGATACGGCTTTGTGAAACAAGATGGAAGGCTTTGGTTCCCCATTCATGCACAGAAAGCTACTGAAGGTTTGAATGTGCGAGTGATCAGTAAGGAAGACTACGAATTTGATATTGAAGAAATAATTGAATCTGAAGTACAAAATTAACTCAAGAACTATGTCTGTCCCCATACGATTACTAAGATCAAAAATAAATTTCCTGAATGCTCAATTAGCGGGCTACCATGATTGTGGCTTCTTTTCCCCCGAAGAGATCGCAACACTGGCAGCTCCTATTGCCCCCCAGGTTCAGGAGCTACATGAAGAATTAATCCGATTACAAGAAAAGCAAAATACCGGTGCTTTAACCCCCGAAAGACTGTAGAACTATGCCCTTTATCAAACCAGACATTGTAGAAAAAGTTTTTGAGACTTCAGATTTAGTTGACGTCATCAAGGACTATGTGGCGCTGAAGAAATCAGGGGCAACCTTGAAAGGCCTCAGTCCTTTTGTAGATGAGAATTCCCCCAGTTTTATGGTGTCTCCATCAAAAGGGATCTGGAAATGTTTTTCCTCCGGGAAAGGTGGTAATCATGCCGTTTCTTTCCTTAAAGCTAAAGAGGGCTTTTCTTATATCCAGGCTATTGAACACCTTGCTAAAAAATATTCAATCACCATTGAATATGATGATAGCGAATATGCCAAAGAGTGGCAGGAAAAAGAAGAAAAGCGCGAAGAGCTGCGTCCGCTCCTGGAGAGTGTGATTAGGAAATATGAGGAAGAATTTGAAAAGCTTCCGGAAGATCACCCGGCCAAGATCGAGGTTTATCAAAAAAGAAAGTACACTCCCGAAATCGTTGACCGCTACAGGATTGGTTATGCTCCAGGCAGGAAATTCATTTACGATTTGTGTGTGGAAAATGGCAGAAAACTAGATGCCATGGAGCTAGGATTGATAAGTGAGAACGGTGATAAATGGTATGACCGGGTAGTTTATCCGCTTATTGACCGTAAAGGAACCAGCTTTTTCCCTGTCGGTTTAGCCGGCCGCCGGTTGACTGAGGATAAGAAGTATGCAAAATGGATGAACTCTGCAGACAGTGAGCTGTACAAGAAAGATCTCTTTTGGTATGGCCTTGACAAGGCAAGGGAGTCCATTGTAAAACGTGGTGAAGCCTGGTTAGTTGAGGGCTACAATGATGTAATTGCCTGGCAGGAAAATGGGATCCCGAATACCATTGCTTCCTGTGGAACTGCCATTGCCAGGAAACAAATGAAAGCCCTCAAGAAACTCGCAGATAAAATCATCTTCTGTTTTGATCCGGATGGTGCCGGGAAAGCTGCTATGCTAAAATATATTCCGGAGTTTATTCGCCAGGGCTTTCGTGTGCAGATGGTTTTTTTATTCCCAACGCTGGATCCCGATGATTTTGTGAGGTTCTGGGCTCCTTCCATAGAAAAATACGGGCTCAAGGAATTAGGAATAAATGTGGAATTCAGGGATGACGGATTCAAATTCCTTATGGAAGAGAGCTTCAAAGGAAAGGATGAAGTAGATATCGCCAAAGAGGCCAAGGAATTAGCAGGAGTGATCGCCACTATTGAAGACGAAGCTATGCGCGGGATCTATACCGACTGGCTGGCTAAAGAAAGCGGCGTGAAGCTCTCGCAGGTAAAATCCTATTTAAAAATAAATTCTGAAGAGAAAAAGAAGATTAGACTGTCCCCCGAAGAGGATGAATTTTACCGTCTCCCCCCGACGGTAAAAGAACCTCTGAACAAATTGAAGCCGGTGATAGACAAGTATCAGCTGTTCATGGCTAATAATCAAATCTGGGTGCAGGGAAAAGACGGGCCACCTTATTCTTTTAGGTCTGTTTCTAATTTCACAATAGAGATTATTCAGCACATGCAGGATGAAAAATTTCCTATGAAACTGGTACGTGTAAAGAATGTTCATGGAATGGAGCGCATTTTCGATATGCAGTCGAGCGACATGAATTCGCCTATGGCTTTTGAAAATGCAGTGACAGCTCACGGGAATTTCCGTTGGAAAGGTGGCCGTAACGAACATGAACTGCTCAAGACCTTTTTGTTTGACGGAATGGGAACCGGTCGAAAAATAGATGTTTTGGGATGGCAGCCCGAAGGGTTCTGGGTGTGGAACAACAAAATATCTGTTCCCTCCGGAGAACAAGTTGAACTGGACGCAAACGGTGTCTTCGAAAAAGATGGTGTTTCCTATTACATTCCGTCGGCCAACACCATATACCGGTCGAATATATACAAGTATGAAGCACAGAAGAAAGTTGTTTGTATAGAACCTGCAGTGACTTTCCAGCTTTATACTTCCCAGGTATTGAAGGTTCACCGTAAGCATGGGATGATGGGAATTTTGTTTGCTGTGGCCAGTATGTTCCAGGACATCGTGGTTTCGGAACTAAGTTTTTTCCCTATGCTATTTCTGTTTGGCCCGGCTTCTTCCGGAAAGGATCAGCTGGCCGATGTATGTCAAAGTTTCTTTGGCAATCCGCAGACAGCCATTAACCTGGAAGGCGGGGTTTCGACCATTAAAGCCCAGGTTCGGGAATTTGCCCAGTTCATGAATACGATCTCCCAACTTTCAGAATACAAAAACGGGGATCCTAAACTGGATGGGGTTTTAAAAGGACTGTGGGACAGACGGGGATATAAGCGGGGAAACATTGATAGCCATGTTGGAACCGAAAGTATTCCCATTCTCTCTGCAGTATTGATGACCGGCAACTATGCTCCAGACCAGGAAGCACTTATTACCAGGTTTATTTGGGAGTTTATGGACAAAACTATTTTCTCTGACGAGGAAATAAAAGAATATGAGAAGCTAAGCGATATGACCAAAAAGGGGATCAGCGCTTTTACCGATCAATTCCTGAAGCACAGGGCGGCCGTAAAAAACAATTTCAAATATAAATTCAGGGAATTCAAGGCTACGCTTGGGCAACGACGTCCGGAGGCGGTTAGTAGAATGGTGGCCAACCTTTCTGTGCTGGGCACATTCTACCAGATGTTCCAAAATGAAATGGAATTCACTTTTACGCACCAGGAAATGATGGCGCATTTCGAGGAAACTATCGACAAGCAAATGAATAAGATGAGCAGCGCGAGCATAATAAACCGCTGGTGGGATTGCTGGCTTGCTTCTATGCGTGGAACCATGGCCGATCAGCTTAGAGTTCATCAGGATTTCAAAATATCTGGAGACAAAATCTTTTTCAATTTCACAAGCTGCTATAACAGGATCTCTCGGCAGTGGTTTTCTCAATATAAAGAGAGCGCTCCTGGGAAGAGTGTAATGATGGAAGCTTTGCAGAATGACGAATCCTGGATAGAAAAGAAGAAAGGGGAGCGCCTGGCACCGGGAAGAGACTCAAGGAGTACCAGCGTGTATGTGGTAGACCTTCACAAGATCCCAGTAGAAGAAGAGCTCCAGTTCGCACTTGATTTTCAGCTTAATGAAAATTCGCTTTTTGCGAACCAGGGCGGCGACGAGCATAATTCATCTCGACCCCCTGCGACCCCCAATAAAAAAATAAACGGTGAGAAGGGTGATGAGCTGCCGTTTTGAGTTTCCAACACATCAACACATTATTTAAATAATTAAGAATGAAAAAGTTAAGTATTAAAAAAGGTGTTGAAAGTGTGTTGAATGTGTTGGAATGTGTTGGAAGAGGTTTTGAGTTTCAAACACAATCAACACATAAACCGAAATAAGTTACTGAAAATGAGGTGTGTGGATGTGTTGAAACAGACAATAGGAATTAACTATAACGCGAGAGCAACTAAATTTTTTTCAATGGAACTAAATGTAAAATTCAGACAGGCAGTACCGGCAGACTTAAAAACGGGTCCCCGGACTCTTAATGTCGGACAGACCTATGCCATTACTAAAGATGATGGAAAAACCGTGAATGGAGTTTTCTCTTTACGAGGAGATGAAGATCCTTTCATTTTGAAATACTACCTGGATCACGGCTGGCTCCTGGTCCCTGAAAACGATCCAAGTTTTGTGGAGTGGATCCAGGACAACGAGGAGCAGCTATCCTTGAATACTGATTACATGGAACTAAATCAACAATAATTATGAACTACAACCCTATAGAAATCGCACTCATCTTGGGGAACTGCAAAACCAAAGATGAAGTATACCAGGCATGCACAAGCTTTAGGTATCTCATTGACAATGCCAAGCAAAAACATAAACATCTTATGGAGCGCCTGTCCTGCAAAAGGATCAAATATATAATTGAAAAACAAAACTGATGCAGGAAATAGTCACTGGAGTGGTACTGGGGATCATCCTTTACCATGCCTTCTTTAAAAATTCAAATCAATAAATAATCAAATATAAGCACTATGACTACAATTCGCACTTCAGAATTAAAAGCCTTAAAAAAAGAAGTTGAGAGGGAATTTGATATTCCAGATTTATCATCTAAAAAAAGATCCGTAAAATATATTTTGGCCCGATCCATTTACTTTAAAATAGTGAGAACCCGTACTGGATTTTCCTATGAGGCCATAGGAAAATTAGCAAACAAGGATCACGCAGCAGTCTTCTTTTCGATACAAAAATTTGAAGAATATTTAGAAGCTTATCCTGAATGTGAAAATATATTCAAAAAGCTTTCGGGTAATGAAATCATTTTCTCTGATGGTGACGGCTGGAAAAAATATGAGAAAGCTCTCAAGCAAATAGAATCTCTTAAGAACGCCTTGAAGTTAGCCAAAAAAGGGTCCTATAAGACCTCACACAAACGGCTGTTCGAAATTTTAGATAGTGTTCCAGAAAAACATGTTGAAACCGTCTATACCAGGTTAGAGCCTATAGTAAAAATGCTTCCGTAAATAATTTATCAATAATCAAATTTTAATATGACTATGACTACAGCAAACACATTAAGAAAAATTGGAACGAGCTTAGGAAATCTCATTCCTGCAGGCTTCTCCTTTAGCCTCATTATTTTCCCAAAGGACCGCCCGGGACTGGGCTGCTACATTTCTACTGCAGACCGGAACCATTCAGTTCACGCGCTTCGCACAGCTGCCGTGAGACTGCAGAGAAATGAAACCACTAAACCAATTGAAAGTAATTAGGCTATGGCAATTAAACCGATATCATTTAGCACTCCCATGGTTCAGGCTGAAAGGGCAGGTAAAAAAACTCAGACCAGGAGAACTCAGGGCCTCGAAAAAATAAATGAAGATCCCGATAGATACTTAATTAGGAAAGGAGCTGATGATTTTTTTGTAGATGATCTAGAAACTCTAGAGGATTTTGACATCAAACCGAAGTTCAATTCTGGTGATATTCTTTGGGTAAGGGAAACTTGGTTTCCTACCAGATATGATTATCTGGATATGTTAAGGCGAGGAATTAAACACTTTATAAAGTTTAAAGCGGATAATGATTATGATCCTAAAAAGGATTGTGTGGGGCGATCCTGGAAACCCTCTATTCATATGCCTAAAATAGTCTGCAGGGAATTTTTGGAAGTTACAGGAGTGAGAGCTGAGCGCCTTCAGGATATTTCTTCCAAAGATGCAAAAGCTGAAGGAGCAAAAGATCACTTAAAGCATCATGAAATGGAAATGTTGAAAGATCTTGATTGGATAATTCCTTCTCCTTTTAATGAATTCCAGTTTGGTTTTCTTTCTATCTGGTGCTCTATCAATGGATGTAAATCCTGGGAAGCAAATCCCTGGGTTTGGGTGTATGAGTTCCGCCGCACTAACAAACCGGAAAATTTCCTGAAATGAAAAACCTACTCTTTTTATTAATTCTGGTTCCGGGGATCTGCGCCGGCCAAAAGGTCAACTGGTTTGAAAAGGAAACCTTCTTTTTCGTATCAACCGAAGTAGATCCCAGGAATGCCATTTTTGGCAGCCCTGTAAATCCACCGGCTTATGATGGCGTCCTGAACATTGGATATAGAAACCATGGTTTCCAGATCCAGGCCAGCTACGAGAATTTCAAAGCAATTGATTTCTACTCTTTCGGCTTCCAGGCCGGTCATGTTTTTAACCATGGGGAAGTATGGAACTACACTTTGTTAGGTGGCCTTGGATGGATCCAGCGGAATGTGGACTGGATCAAGAACTATCTCTATGCTTCTGCAAGTATTTCGAGCCAGCTGGAATACCATTATTACAGCTTCTTTTTATTTGTCCGAGGGGAAGGCCGTTACAGGCATGACCTGGATAAATTCAAACCTTCCGGATATGTCGGGATAGGATATAAATTTTAATTAACCTAAAACTAAATTATATGAAAACACTTACTTCAAAATGTTGTGGTACCGCAGTTCGAAATGTAGGCGATACCAGTAAATATGCAATCTGCCTTAGCTGTAACAAACCCTGTGATGTTACTGTATCGCTTGACAGCGGCGGCGGATCTATAGGAGATAGAAACGATAACAATTTTAATATCCATTAGCCATGCCACGAATCCAAAGTGTAAATACAATAGACATTACTCCGGAGAAATTCCTGAATGCCTGTGGTAGTTCGGAACTTAACGAAGTGGCGCTCCTTTTATCTTCTCCCAGGTACCAGGCAAAAATGAATGAGGAGGAAAATAATGAAGAGTGGCCACCGGAAGAATTTGAAGGAGATCTTCCAATCGCTGGCCCAATTCCCCGGGAACTATTAGAACAGTACGAAGAAAAAAGAACCTGCCACCAATGCGGTTGTACAGATTATGACTGCCGGCAGTGTATTGAAAAGACCGGTGAACCCTGTCACTGGGTAGCTGAAGATTTATGCAGCGCCTGCGCTGAAAATTCACCTTTAAGTAAAGAATCATGAAAAATAAATTTATAAACTGGATTACCAGTCCATTCAAAAAAGACAGCGAAGATCTTGATCAACGCCTGACAGCTCTCGAGATAAGGCTTCGTGATTTCCAGGAGAATTCTACAGTAAACCTGTACCTCTATGTAGATGGGAAAAAGATTGCTGTTAAGGAAGATTATTACAGTATACCACCAAAGGGATCTTACCTGGATTATGATGAAGACAGCAACTTATTATTTAGAGTAGATCGAATAATCTATTCCGAATTAGGATTTTGTATTGATGTTCATGGTCAGTTTTGTTATAGGAACGAAATTAATGAACGATCTGTGGGCGAACTTCTTAAAGAAAATATGATATGAAAGCAAAACCACACGTAACAATATCAATGAAGGGCGGGGACGCAGTTCTGTTTTTTGGAGTAGATCTGCACGCAAATAACTTCCGGAGAAATAAGGCTAGTTATAAGCGGGTCCGGCCAAGCTTCATCATTTATCAGGATACGCTGTACACCCATCCCAGGGTGAGATTCAAAACAGGCGATGCCGGGAATAACTACTTCAAAAAAGCTAATCCCTTGAGCCTGGATGAATATGATTGCCTGTACGGGATGATCATGGATGAGTATATAAAAAGCCATCGCAAAAGAGAAATGAAACCCAATATTCCATTAAATACCGGCAGCGGTACCGCATTTTTTTTCTTTGAGACCGGCGTAGCGGCAAAGCTTTTTGATGCTAAAGGCCTGAATAGTTATGGAGCTTCAATTCCCAGCTTCATCATTCACCAGGAAATATTGTTCTGCAGGCCCGGGTTTTATTTTGTGGCGGGCGATGCGGGAGATCATTATTTTTCGTCTACCGATGTTCTCTCCAGTAAAGAATTTCTTTTGCTGTGTGAATTTATCTATTCCTCACACCAGGAATTAGAAAAGTCCATGGAAACTGCAAAAAAGCTATATAATTCAGATCATATGGTTGATGCCTTTGCTTATGCTGCACACCACATGCAATCAAATTTACCTGTGAATGCTATTGAAAAGAAGCTCATCGACCAGCTGGACATTTCCGGACTGGAGCGCAGTCTTCGCGAAGCTTTGAAAAGGGAAAATTATGAAGCTGCAGCGCATATAAGGAATCGGGTCCAGGAAAAAGGCTATATCATTTTTGAAATGGATGGAAAGCTTTTGATCCGCAGGCCTGCACTAAAAACTACAAATCAAAACAAGTAATTACTATGGCTAAAAGAAAATTTACAAGAATTGGAGAAACCCCTACAAAATTTCAGTGTACAAATAAAAAATGCAAATGGGAGGGTACAGAAGATGATAAAGCAAAAAAGAAGGATGATGGTTGGCTCGTGTCCGTATGTCCTGATTGTAAGAATGAAGAATTTTACGGAATTGTTTAAATAGAAATAAAATGGAAAAGGCAGACCAAAGAGCAAAAGACAGTTACATTAAAGATATGGACAGATTGATGAAAAAATATCAACAGAAAACAATGACATCACCGGGTAATAGCTGGCGATTCAGAGCTTCAATTGATGTTAGACAAAAGATCTTGGAGATTAAATATCATTTGGCAACTTTAAAAGTTAGCGAATAGGGCATTACATAGAACATAGAAATAAACGTACCCAATCCACTCCCAACCGCCCACTGAGGCGGTTTTTCTATGCCCTAAAATAACCTGTCACACCTTATCCTGAATTTCGCGTCTATGTTTGGTTTCTCAAATTAAACGCCCCCGAATGTGAATACCTTGAAAATTTTTACGCTAAAAATCTACTGCAACCTTATCCTTTTAGGCTACCGCGAACTTACCTGGACAGATAGATTCTGGAGCGCACTTAAATCGTTTGCTGCTTTTGCTCCTATCGCCTTTATTCTGGCGGCCATTCAAAACTGGTACATAGACAATGAGCATTTTATTTATGGTGTAATCATCCTGGTGATCATCAATATGATTTTCGGCGGTATTATGCATTGGAAGAAAAAAGCTTTTGATGTGAAAATCTTCCTAAACAAAACTTCAGAAATGATCATTAGTCTTTCGCTTATTTACCTGGGCCTGGAGATGATCATTAGCCTGGGCGGAGAAAATTCTGTTACCGCCGGGTTCCGTGCTGCCCTCCAGATGACTTCCCTTCTTTACCCTTTCAGTAAAATAGCCAAGAATGTACATATCATCTCCAAAGGGAAGTACCCTCCTGAATGGATCATGAAAAAGCTCTTCGACTTTGAAAAGAATGGAGATCTACATGAATTCTTTAACAAGCCCCAAAACCCAGCTATATGACACCACATTTCGAGAAAGCATTTATTGAACTCATAGGCATTGAAGGTGGCTATGTGAATGACCCTACAGACAGAGGCGGTGAGACCAAATATGGAATTTCGAAAAGATCCTATCCTCACCTGAACATTAAGAACCTTACTCTCCAGGACGCAAAGGAGATCTATTACCGGGATTTCTGGAAAGCGAATGGCCTGGACAATATCATTAAGTATGAATTAGCCCTGGAGCTTTTTGATACTGGAGTGAATATGGGTGTTGGCATTGCTCCGCGGTTTCTCCAGGAAGCATTGAATTTAATGAATAGGAATCAGCGGGATTTCCCAGATCTAAAAGTAGACGGGAAAATCGGCCCTATTTCCATCGAAGCATATAAAAAAGTAGATGATCGTATTCTCCTCAAGGTTCTGAATGGACTTCAGTTCCGGAGGTATGCAGAAATCTGTGAACGAAATCCTTCACAGGAAAAATATTTCAACGGATGGATGAAACGAGTTTAGAACAACATGTAGGCTTATCCGATTATTGATCCTTAGTTATCGCTAATGTTGGCCGTCGTAATGGTTGTTTCAAAGGGGTGCGGATAAGCTGACTGTATTTCATTCGCCCCAAATTACGATAAGATTGACAGCCTGGAAAGACAGGCCTCCCCGCTGCCCATAGGTAGCATCCCCTCCCGTAAGCGGAGGGGAACTTTGGGGATGTATCGAGAGTAATTTAACTACACCTGCCATGGGAAAAATCAAGCATTACTTTGTCATCCTGGGCCTAGCCCTGGGAGTGTTCCTTTTCTTATTTGCTGCACTATACATTCAACTTAAATACGGAATATGAAAAAGAAATTATCTATCCTACTAATAGCCCTAGTGGCTTGTCTGCTTTTCACCTCCTGCAAATCCAGGGAAAAAACCCTACGGAAAAAATCTGAAAAGGTTTCGGAACTGAAGCAACAGGATCTCGAGATCCGGGAAAAGATCAAAGCAGATGTTTCCACCTTCAGGATCTCCGAAAAAGACCAGGTGATCATTACCCCAATGGACAATGAAAAATCTGTCCAGGTGATCAAGGGAAAAGACACGCTGCAGTTCAACAATGCAAAAATAGATATCAATTCCTCCAGGGATCAGGAACAAATCACTGACAAATCGGAAACTGAAAAAAGCTCGAGGGAAAAGAATGTTTCAGAGAAAGAATCTGAACTGCAGGAAAAAGACTTGGACAAAAAAAGTACAGGTACTTCCCCTGCCCTTATTTGGGGCTTGATTATAGCCGCATTGGTTGTTGGTGCCTTTTTCTACTTCAAAAAGAAGATTCCTTTCCTATAGCCTAAAAACCTGTCACACCTCCCCTGACACCCTTCCTATACTTTAGCTCAAAATCAAGAATCATGAAGGTCAACGCCTTATTATCTGACTTATTTCGCGCACAATGGCTTATCGATGTTCACAGCATCGCCGGCTTTGCCCCCATTGTACAAAAGATCATTTCCGGTGAAGAGCTGGCCCTGGGAAACAATGGTGTTCACAGGACTATTATTGCCAGTGATGGCAGTGTAACCATTAACCCTAATGCTATTCTGAATGTAGTGGATAAGAATGGCCGTCGTGTCTCCAGAGATGAAGACGGGGCTTTTGATGCAATACCCAAAGGATCTGTAGCACACGTGTACATGATGGGAGCCGTAATGAAGTACGGGGACTGGTGTACGTATGGTGCCGATGAGATCCTGGCTGCTTTAAGATTTGCTAATGAAAATCCAAACATCAAGGGAATCGTACTTCACGTGGATGGTCCCGGAGGTGCTGTTTCAGCTATTGGATTGTTCCTGCAGTTCGCAAAAGAAAAGAAAAAGCCGGTAATAGGTTTGGCAGATGCTGCCATGAGCCTCCATTATTGGGCCCTTGTTTCTGTCTGCGACTGGATCATTGCAGACAACGATGTTTCTGCAAGGTTTGGAAGTGTTGGTGTGATGTGCAGCTTTCAGGATTCTAAGGCAGTGTATGAAAAAATGGGCTATAAATTCCACGAGATCTACCCCGATGAAAGCCCACACAAAAATGAAGCTTTCCGCCTTGCGCTGGAGGGAAAGTATGACATGATTAGAGAGGAACATCTTTCCCCTACTGCTAAAAAATTCCAGGCAGCGGTTAGAACCGGAAGGCCAAGATTAAAAGAAGAGACCGGCGTACTTACCGGTAAAACATTCAGCGCAGATCAATCTATAGAATATGGAATGATTGACGCAATAGGCAGCCTGCAGGATGCCCTGGCACATATAGACATGCTCACTGAGCTTAACGATTATACCAAAACCAAATTTTAATTTAAAACCCCAAAAACCATGTGGAAAAGGATGGCGGCTACCGCCGCATTTTTAATGACTTTCTTCAACCTTAAGGAATTACCTGTTGTTGAAGGAAAGGTCTCGTTTAAGGATGACCAGAACGCCCAGCTGAATAAAGTGCTGGGAGAAGAAAAAGCCAAGCAAGTTATTGAAGCCCTCAATAAGGAGCTGGCAGACGCGGCAAAAGAAGATGCCAATTTACAGGTTGCCAATGAAACGCTTGAAAAAATGAAAGCTGAAGTTGATGCAATGCTGGACGAAGCAAATTTATCTGCTGAAGAAAAAGCGAAACTCCTCAATGGAGATGAGAAAGCTGAAGGCGGCGACATGAATGCAAAATTGGCTGCTCTACAGGCTGCTCAAAAGAAGCAGAATGACATGATCAAAAAATTAATGAGTGATCCTGAAGGGGATGCCCCGGAAGCGATCGTGCAAAAGAGAGTTCAGGACATGAAACACACCCCTACTCACCTGTTTGGAACAGGAAAACAATGGGATGCTTTTGATAAGCGTCCATGGAATGCCAGGTTAAAAGACGGTGGTATGAAAGCTACTGACTTTAATGACTCCGGAGCTATTCCAACGCTACAGGATGATATGGATCATTTTGTGCGTGAAAATCCGCAGGCGCTGGAGAGCTTATTCAACGATTTCGCAGAATTGCCAAAGCAGTGGTCCAGAAAAACAGGAGTACTTGACAGGACTTCTTCCGGAAGAATCATTCCAGATGAAATCGTACAGGGCAGGAAAAAAGGTTGGGCTGCAAAGAACAACTTTAAAATTGCTGCTGAAGAAGGTCGCGTTTTTCGTAAGAAAATAGACATCACTTTCGATGGATATGAATTACAGGAAATTGAGAATACCTGGGTTGGACAGATTTATAATAAAGATGGATCTCACCCATGGAAAATGTCTTTCATCGGGTTCCTTCTTGTGGAGCTAGTGAAACAACAAAAGCTTGATGACCGTATTGCGCAAATCAACGGGATCTATGCGAAGACTCCTGATGGTCCTGGAAAAGCAGGAAGAGCTGTAAACTCTCAAAATGGTCTTTTGTTCCTATACTGGATGTACCGTGATGTATTGAAAAAATACCGTCCGTTCAACTTAGGAGAGGTTACCGAAGCGAATGTGGTTGATTATGTTGATACTTTGATCAAGTCTATTCCTGAAGAGGACAGAAACCGTCCTGGACTGGAACTGCAGATCTCTACAGAAAAACTAGGATGGTACCGTAAAAAAGCCGGGATTCTTTATCAAATGCATTTGAGCGATGATGAAGGTAGAACGACTTACAACAAGAACCATCCAGTGAATTATCCAAACATCATCTTCCAGGAACTTACAGACATGACGAATACCAGCTTTATGGTTGTGACTCCGTCTAAGAACGTGGAGATCATGGATTATAAAACTTCAGAGAAAACAAGGTTTACGTTCACTCACGATAAGAGAGACACTAACATTTTTGCAGATTACAGATTGGGGATCCGTCTTCAGTTTGTTGGTACAAAGTTATTGCCTGGAGAGCCTGCAGGATTTGAAAAGCAAGTTGTTTGGAGTAACGATGTGCCAATTTTTGATTCATCTGTTACTGTTCCAGCTTTCGATTTAGGAAACGGTATCCTTGAAGTGAACTACACCAATGTGAAAATTGATGAAGATTTCAAGACCGATATTGCAGCCATTGAAGGTGCGAAGCCTGGACAGGTTTTGAGAATCACCGGAAATACTTCTATTGCAGCTGCCCAGAACATCAAGAGCAACGAGCAGTTGTTATTGACTGCAGACTTCAACATGAAAAGCGGTGGAACCCTTACTCTTTATGTGATGCCTGACGGAAAGCTGAAAGAGCTTAAGAGAACTACAGAGCCGGAAGTTTCTGCAGCTAAATCTCAAAGCGAATTTTCAGAGGATATCATCGATGCAAAATCTCTTAATGAATTCTTCTACACCGGTGCTGCCAGTGGAGAATTAGCGGAGATCATCAATGGAGTTGATAATAAGATCATCAAGATCTACGGAAGCGATACTGCAAACGTGAGCTTCACTGTGAAGAATGTAGCAGATAACATTGCTGTTACTGCAAATGCAGTACTGGCCTCTAAAGCCGATTCTATCGAGCTTGTGAAGTTGGATGGTGTATGGACTGAAGTAAGCAGGACCATAGCAGCTGTCTAATCAATTAACCTGAAAATTTAAAGAAACTATGAGAGTAGTAAAATCGGTGCCAAAACCGCAGAGAACATCTGCGGGGGCACCTACCCCAAAAGATCCAGATCTTGTCCTGGTAAAGACAAAAGATATTTTAGCCTGGCCTGCAGTAGATGCCGGAGGCGTGAACATGCTGGGAAGTTATGTTACTAAGCCTGGTGCAACAATGCATAAACTGTATACTACCCCATCTAAAACCGGAGGCGGATTTGAATCTGAAGGTGATGAAGATGCAGTTGGAGTAATGCAAAAAGTTGATGCCAGCCACCCTGGTAACAGTGTGGAAATCCGTGAGTTTATTCTTGCTGCCTTAGGTGAAGATTTTATCATCATCCAGGGAACCTGCAGGGATAATAACAAAACCGTGTACGGAACCAAATGTTCACCAATGAAGTTGAAGCCCACTTTTGCGGACAATAGCGACGGTACCACACATACATTCGTTTTTGAGCAGTATATGAGAACCGACCAGGTTCCTTACAACTATACTGGATCATTAACTTTTGATGCTCCTTTTAATGTTCCTGCGGCCGATATCAGCCTTTTACAGGCAAACGGACTTGCTTACCAGTTAACTGCTTTTGCAGACGAATTGGGAACTGCCCTTGATATCGCAGCTCTTGACATGGAACATGGAAAAGTGGTGAGCCTTATTGGAGGCGGTGGCGCTGAGCCTGCAGTATTATCTGGTGGCGCTGCTACAGCTGCGGCAAATGTTACAGTTATACTGAAAGAAGACACAGACTGGACGGCACTTTTAAATGCTACAATTACCCTCGAGGTATTCGTGGCCGGTGCTACAACCTACTTGATAGAAAGATCCAGAGCCTAGATTTTTCGTTTGTGTTGTGATAACCCCTGCATTCCTGCCCCGGAAAGCGGGGGTTTTTGTTTGTCACACCTTAAGAAATGCGCAATTGCAATATTTACAATCATTAGTAACAATCAACACATTTCAAAATGAAAGAAAAAGTCATTGAATTTCTGGGCAATCTTCCAAATTCGGGTTCAGAGAGCTTTAATAAGGCCCTGGAGCTTTATCGTAAAACGAAAGGCCATTCTGCAGAGCAGGTTCGGTACATGAATAACCAAGGTTATTCTCCCGATCGCCTGGACACGCTGAAATATGAGCTCAAGAAACTGCACACCGTTACAGACCTGGAGGTGGCAAAAGCCAGGAGAAAAAAGGTTAAGGAAGTGAAGCCGGAAAATGTTTCCAAAATCATTGTTTTAGTAAAGGGTCTTATGACTTATGATCCGGAAAAAGCTACTGAGGAAGAAACTGCTCAAGCTGCAGAAACTATTCGTATCAATTTGGGATTAGAAGGAAATCCTGTTGATGAAAACAATGAACTTGTTTCAGATGCTGAATTTGTAAAGGCAGTGAGAGGTTATTTTGAAGCTCACCAGGCACTCGACGAGGATCCAGAAAAAACATTCCGGGATCTAGTACAAATTGCTGCAGAGAGTAAAAAGACACCTCCAGTAATTAAGGATCCTAAAATTGTGGCTTTTCCTGTTGCTGATTTTGATAAAGTTCCTTCCGGAGCTGATGATCAGAAAGATCTTAATCCAGGGGAATCAGATGCTACCGGTACCGGAACCAATGAAGATAAAACTTCAGAAGGTGAAAAGGATCCTGTAAATGATAATCAGGAAACTCCGGATTCTGTTGAGAATAAAATGTCTTCAGAAGAAATTGATGAGCAGGCAAAGGGAGCTGCGGCAGAGCGTGAAAAATTTCTGAAAGAAGATCTTTCCGAATTTGATGTAGAAGAGAAAAAGTACAATGATATCAAGTCGTTTGCTGCGGAACTTTCTGATTATATCAATGAGGATCCCAAAGATCAAAAAGGTGATACGCTGAAGGCGTTTATCCTGGATGCAAAAAAAAAGTTTCCCGCGAACTAACAGATAATTCTTCTTTCCGGAAGGAATATCCTTTCCTGGACAAAGATGATTGTCCTGATGAATTCAAGATCCTGGTGGCAGATAAGATCTCTGCTCACCGAAAGTTCGAGAGGCTACACGAAGAGCTCACCGGGAGAATTCAAAACGGGGAAACCATTAGCCAAAAAGATTTCCCGCAGGTTGCAGCAACGGTCAACAGTTTTGCACTTAACCAGTCTATTTATGATGAGCTGAACCATTACGATGAGTTTGGGGAAGTTCTGGGAAAACATCCAAAGCTGTGGAAACTGAGACTTGAGCAGGAAGTGGGGAGCTATGATAAGCTTCAAGCTTACAGGCGCCGGAATACTCTTAGAGCAAATATCTCCAGGGATAAAAAAAAGCTCAATAAAATGAAAGTGTACAGCCCAGAGTGGAAGAAGTTCGAAAAGACACTCGAGCGATACGTGCTAGAGCAAAAAATTATTGAATCAAAGTTTGATTTTACAACTAAATAATGGCAAACAGATTTTTTGACATAGCCGGTTCCAAGGACACCTCTCCAGAGGAAGATCCGGAACGTCATTACAAATCAAAGTTTCTCCTGGCACATTTTGAAAATGTAAATAAGCTGGAGACAAACCTTCAGAGGCTGCCAAGTGAAGAGGAGTTTTTTTTCCTGCAGACAAACAATTCGTTCAATGCTTTCACTTTTATCCCTTTCGTATGCAAGTATGTTACAGTGCGCCGGCTCTTTGCCAGCACGTACAGTATTAGCCGAAAGGTGATAGAAGCATTGATGGAATTGCAGCGCACGGGACTTGTGGACGAAATAACTCTTTTGATTTCTGATTCGATGATTAAGCGAAACCCGATGACCATTGATGTGTTATTGGGAATAGCAGCTACTAATGGAAATCTTAATGTGTTATTCGGTTGGAACCATTCTAAAGTTTGCCTCCTGGAGACCGCCTCCGGATTTTATGTAATTGAAGGTTCCGGGAACTGGGCAGACAATGCCCAAATGGAGCAGTACACCTTTGCAAACTGCAAAGGGCTGTATGATTTCAGGATGGATTTATTCGCTCCGGAAAAAGCGAGACAAGTTGCATCTGGAGGGTATTTAAAAACAGTAACTAATTAAATCAAAACACTAATATGAATAAGAATATTACTTACGGACAAGCTTTAGAAGCTGTAAAAGAAGGAAAGTTGATAGCCCGAAAAGGCTGGAACGGAAAAGGAATGTTTGTCTTTATGCGACCTGCGGATGAAATACCGGTGAATGTAGTTGTGAATTGTGTGAAATCCTTACCACAATCGGTGAAGGATTACTTCAAACCCTTTCAAGCATTGCACGACACCGATTCAAGTTTGGATACCGGGCATGAAACAGTGGTGAAATTCACTGCTTACTTATGCATGAAAGCTGCAGATGGAAGCATTGTGAACGGTTGGTTGGCTTCTCAGACTGATATGCTTGCGGAAGACTGGTGTATTCTGGATTAATCAAAAAATAGAAACTATGCACACCATTATTATTAGTTCAATTATCGCCATTGCGGCGCTTATCGTCTTCAGGTTTTCCTCTCGAGGGGAGCTGCTTTTCTTCTTCACTTTTTTGGTTTCCACTGCCTTTGTGCTGGTGAGCCTTATTGTTATTGAAGAATACAAACTAGCTGCAATCCCTGCAGCTTTCCTCTCAGCTGCAGTGTTGAGAATGTGGCAGGCGTATAAAGGATTTGAAGATTAGAATTATGGAAATATTGAAATTCTTTCTTTGGCTTTTGGGCTGTTCCAGTTTAGAAAATCCGGAAGAGTCTTTTGGAGTTCCTGAAATGTCAAATCCTCCGCCACCGCCTCCCAAAAAATTTACTTCTATCCGTGGGTATGATCGATATAGAATAAGTCGGTACGGAAAGATTGTTAACTGGCGTACTGGTCGAATTTTAAAAACCAGGATAGCTAACAATGGACTTGAGAAGGTGAATTTATTCGACGGAAAGAAGCAGAAAACCTTCTATGTACATCGACTGGTTCTTTCATCTTTTACAACTTCAGAAGATCTGAACATCAAACATAAAGATGAAAATAAGCGGAACAATTGCCTTGACAATCTGGAATATGATTATGACACTCCTTTTCATAAGCCTAAAGAAGGGGTTTCTCATAAAATGGTTGTCAATAAATCTACAGGTGAGGAATATGAAAGCATTCGGGAAGCATCAGAGGCTTTAAATATGAACTATGGGAATTTATCTGCGATGCTCTCCGGAAAATCTAAAAATACAACAGATCTATGCCTGAAGATGTAAGACTTTCCCAGGAGGAATATGAGCAGATCGAAGATCTGGCGGCATGCAATTACTCTCCGGAGCAAATTGCAAAGTACCTCGATATCCGGAAAGAGGATTTTATGGCTGCCTGGTATAAAAAGAAGCATCTGGTTAGGCATCACTATGATCGTGGCCAGCTGGTCGCCGAATTTGAAATAAACCAGAAAGCCCTGGAGACTGCAAAAGCCGGAAACCTTACGGCAATGCAGCAATTTCAAAAAAACAGGGATGCCGTAAATGTGGAGAATTTAAAAAGGCAGATCCTGTTTGGCGGGGAAACCCTTGATGACGAAGAATGAAAGCAATTCAGAAATATAAAGATATTCAGGATATCGACCTGGATGCGATCTATGATTTTATAGACAATGGCGATCGCAGTAAAGCCCCTCCGGAGGTTGTGGATTATCTGCACCTTATGGACAAAATTCGGGCGATGCACCTGCGTATTGACCGTTATGGCAGTAAGGATGCAATTGTAAACCACTTGATGAAAGTGGAAGGCCTTAGCCGGTACCTGGCTAACAAAGCTTACAATCAATCGATGGAATATTTCTATGCAGATAATGATATTTCAAAAGAAGCCTGGAGAAACATTTTAGCGCAGCGCATGGAAAAAAATATTTCCATTGCTCAAATGCTGGTTAAAGATGTTTCTGATAATGCCAAGGTAAATAAAATGTACATCGAGATGGCGCAGGCGCTTGGTCTTCACCTTCCAGATCCTGAACCGGTACCTGAAGGAGCTTATTCCAGGCCGAATAAGATTTACACTTTATCTATGGAAGACCTGGGCAGGGTACCACAACCTAAAAAAGAGCTTCGTGATTTCATTATGGGTCTGCCTGAAGTTTCTGAAAAAGTAAAACAAATGGCATTACAGGAAGCACTCCTGGAACCAATGCAAATATTCCCAGACGAGAATGAGGATCCCCGAAAGTCTTAAGAAAGCCAAAGATGCAGAAATGCGCTTTGGTACCTGGGCGAAACAAACAATAGATCTTGTCTCGCCAAAAAACCTCATTGTGGTTGCCGGCCGTGGAACCGCAAAAACAAGTGATATTACTGCAGAGCGTTCCATGGACATCGTGCACGATATGCCCAGGGGTTATTCTGCTTTTGTGGCCAATACATACGATGATGCTGTGAGGAACATTGCACCTTCCATGATTGAAGGATGGCTGAGAAAAGGCTGGAAAGAAGGATTGCATTTTGTGACTGATGAGCGGCCGCCAAAAAAATGGGATCAGCCTTATAAGCCCCCAATGACCTACAAGCATACTATTTCTACGTTTACGGGCCATTTCTTTAACATAGGAAGTTTGGCGCAGCCTTCATCCCTTGCCGGTAACTCTTACCAGCATATGTTTGTGGATGAAGCCAAGAACTGTAACTTCGATAAGCTCAAGAAACTTTTCCCTGCCCTGCGTGGTGATTTTACAGTTTTCGGCCATTCTCCCTATTTCCTTGGGATGACCATTACAAGCGATATGCCCCGTGTTGGTGATGGGGAGCACGACTGGATCCTGAACTACGAAAAGGAAATGAACAAAGAGCGGGTCCTTGCTGCCCTGCAGGCAGGAATGGAGCTTAATCAGATCAAAATAAAATTGATCAAGGCAAGGAAGCAGCGTAACAAAGCAAGGATAAAAAGCCTCTGCAATCAATATGTAATGTGGTACGAGCTGTGGATACGATCGCGAATGGATCTTACCATGTTTTTTACCGTTTCCACTTTTGCAAATGCGGAGATCCTCCGGAAAGTGTATTTTGAAAATGCGCTTCTTTCCATGGGTACCGAAGAATTTAAGAGTGCCATTCTTTCCCTCAAGGCAGAGCTCAGGGCCGGGGAAAAATTCTATCTAAACCTGGGCGAACACCATTTTTATGATGATGGCCTTTTAATCGATTTTTACCAGGATAATTACAGGCTTACCGATACGATCGGAATTGGAAGCTCTCAGGGACTCCGGTACATTCAACACAACAAAAAATTGGAATGTGGAATTGATTTCGGGAATCAATGTTCCATGGTCCTTGGACAGCCAAAGGGACGTTACTATTACCTTTTAAAGAATTTGCATACGTTGGCCCCACATTCCAGTAAAGAGCTGGCAAAACAGTTTATTGACTTTTTTAAAGGACATAAAACAAAAGTTCTCGATATGTATTACGATCGTTCCGGGAACCAAGGTAAAAGTGTAAAAAGAGACTGGGCTACAGAAATCAAGGATCATATCGAGAAATATAATGGATTTTCTACAGGTTGGACAGTAAACCTGAAGTCAAGGAACCAGGGAAACCTGACCCAGGAAGCAGAATATAATTTTGCCAAAAAGCTTTTAGGGGAATATTATCCGGGCCTTCCAAAAATGAAGATCGACAAATACCAGGCTAAACATTTGAAAAGTTCCCTGGAGCTTACCAAAACAAAAATGTCAAAGGACAGGAATGGATCCAGTAAGCTGGAGAAAGATAAAAGCTCAGAAAAAAACCTGCAGCTTAAGAATTTGCCGATGTTTTCCACAAACTTTTCGGATGCTTTTAAATACCTGATCATGCGGCCTGAATGGATTCGCCTGGCAGACAAGAAAACCGGTGGTACCCTTGTGGAACCGGAAGTGGTGTAAGTGGAATTTGGTTATATTTGATGAACTGGTAGCAACCTTGACGAAGGGAGTTATGTACGCTTAGGTAACAGCTGCAGCGTTGAAATACGGGGAGATGTAAGCGAGGTTCGAATCCTGCCTCCCAACTTGGCTACCAGTTTTTTAAATCAAATTTTGACTATGACTCGTGAAGCCGAAAACTTTTTAAGATCTCTGATAGAGCTGAATCCTTCTGTTATGTATGAATGGAAAGAGGAACGGGGTAGAATAACTTCTGTAAAATTGAAAAGATCTGAATTATCTGAGAAGGAAATCGAGATGGCGATGTTCTTCAGTAAAAATGGTAGTCCTGAAATTGCCGTTGAATGGAGAGAGGAAGACGGCGGTCCCAGAGGATTATCATTTAATCATCTAATCATTGATGATTTTGTCGATGAAGCTCTTGAATTTGACGTTGAAGCCTTTAAGTACTTTCATGTAGCCAGGAAAAGTGGTCGTAATCCATGGGTCACCGGAACGGTAGGCCTCGAATTCATGTCCAAAAATGGACTTATACAAGAGCTTGTGATCGCTGAAAAGGAAGAAAACTACGAGAGGTGCGCAGAGATCCTGAAGTGCGCTGAATCTAATGGATGGGAACTAAAAAAATAGCTTTATGGCGGGAAAGCACATTTTATCAGAAAAAGAAGAGGCAGATCGTCTATATATGATGATGCGGGCGCAAATAGCTCCCTTTCATGACAAAAAATTTCTTCACACTACAACAAAATCTGTTTGCGGGGAAGCTATCGATCTTGCCTCCAGGAATGGGGATTCTTCTTATTGGTATAGTGTAAAAATTGAACTGGGAAAAATACCGGATCCGGAAGGACGGGAAATTGGTTAATTTTCGTCTAATCTAAAACGAATATAAGTACCTGCATCCTCGTATGCCAATATACCTTTATTCTTTCCCCAGGAAGGTCCATCAAAATCACCTCGAGCATATTTTAAACTTCCTTCACCTAATGAGACAGAAGCGAGTGGGTACCTTTCTTTTTCGTAAATGTTTTTAATCAGATCCTCTCCTGTCACGATTAAGTCGTTGTTTGCATCATAAGCCCTCCAATGAATCAGTTTATCGAGTAGTTCTTTGGATTTATCCAAAGTTAAAAAGCCAAAAGGTTCATGATTTATGGTTCTTAGCAAATCGTAAGTTTCCGTTTTTTCGCTTATACCGAAGGTGTATTCTTCATTTAATCCCAGATCATGCGTGAAATACAATCTAAGGTGGAAGCCATCCTTATTCTCTAAAAGAGCTAGTTTACGATTATTCTTGAAAGCAAAAGGAAGATTTGGTTCAGTTGTATGTATTGTGTATCCTTGATCTTCTGCTAATTCTTTAAGTCTTTCTAACAAAGTCATTTTTTGAAATTTGATTTCTGTAAAAGTAGAAATTCTTAAAACAAAAAAGGCTTACTGTGGTAAGTAAGCTCCAAGCCCTCGCCCGAAGGGCGATTTTTTGAAAAAACCGCCACATTCGGAAATCGAAATGTAATTTTAAAATTCGCCTTCGTCGGCGAAGCTGTAATAACTTTCTGAAGTTATTATAAGATGGTCCAAGAGTTTTATATCCAGCGTTTCAGATGCTTTTTTCGTTTTCGCTGTTATATTCTTGTCAGCCTGTGAAGGTCTAAGGGTTCCGCTCGGGTGGTTGTGGAACATAATAAAAGCCGTTGCATTCGCTTTGATAAGGTTCTGGAACATTATGCGAATATCTACCACCGTACCTGTAATGCCTCCCTGTGATATTTTAGAAACCCCTAAAACCTGATTGCTATTATTAAGCATCATAATGTACATACATTCGTGGTGCTCAATGTGGTCTTTTGCTATTTCCCTTGCAATTAAAAAAGCACAATGAGATGAGCCGATTTTGTTCCGGTCTGCGGTGTGTGTTCCTGCTTTGTAGGATATAGATACTTCCGCAATTTCAAAAAGTGACTGAGTTTTTTCCATTTCCAAAAAATTAAAATTCATATTCTAGAAAGTCGCTTTCTGTGCGGTACTCTTCAATAAACATTTGCGCTACTGCTTGCGCCTGGTTAAATGCCCTTTTCGCTCTGTACTTGAAAAGTTCATAATCTCGGTAATTGAAAACCTTAGAAAGTCCGTGATTGTGTAGGATTAATTTTACTTGCTCACTAGTCTTTAATGATTTACTTTTGCCTGTGTTAGGTTGTTTAGTCATAGCCTTACGAAATTTGATTTAATACCCCTTTACCGTGCGAGGTTCAGGGGTATTTTTGTTTTTAATTAGATTTGAAATTGTACGATTTCTTTTCCTGTCTGGTCTTTAAGCTCCCTTAGTTCCTGCTCTACAAATCCCAGAAGCTTTCCTATAGTTACAGGATTGCTAATGGTAAAATGGTAGTCACTGTTAGAAGAAAATTCCATTTTTGAAATTGTTCCGTCATTACTGGCGTTGTAGTTTACCAGTTCATCCAGTTTCCTGTCTATCTTCTGCTTTTTCTCCGCAAGCCTGTTAAGGGTTTCCAGTTTTTTAATTCTGTCGTCTGCGGATGGGTTCAGGATAGAAACAACTTTTTCAGTTGCTTTTTTCACTTCTGCGCTTTTTAGATCCTGCGCTTTTTCTGTTTTTGCAGTTTCTTTTTTTACTGCTGTCTTTGTGTTACTCATAACGTATGAAATTTGATTTGTTAAACATACTCTAATATACGAAAAAGTAAATTAATAATCGACATTTTAGCCTGATTTTTAGCAGGTTAACCTTAAAAAAACCATCTTTTTTGACCTCCAGACAGAAAAAAAAGACCTCAAAACGGCATCCGTTAAAAACCTAAAAAATTAAAACCCTGTAAATCAGTCTTCAATCCCTTTGCAATGAAATTGCAAAAGGGATTGAGAGACGATTGACCCCGTCCCGCTCTCTCCCGTCTGGGCAATTGCGAGGGAGTGAAAAAATGAGAGATATGACCCCTCGACCCCTGCCCAGCGCCCTGCCTGTGGGTGTTTTGCGGTCATTTACAGGTGTTTAAATACCATTTGATGCCCCGTGTCCATACAGGGGTTCCTTGCTTAGATGGCCTTATATGCCCTCCTATGGCCTGCCCAACCAATAGGCTGCAACCGCCTGTGTTTACAGGGGGTTTCGACTGTCACACCTTCAACCACTTGCTATCCCTACACTTGTAACATGAACGCAACCACTAGAACCAGTCAGCTCTATGCAGTCCTTAAAAGGATGAGGGAACTAACCAAAGCAGGTGTTCCCTTTGATATAGAGTTCATCTCGTACCAGGAAACCGCAGGTATAACCGAAGGGTTGAAGTCGGCGTCCGGAATTCAGTTAAGAACCGGAATGAGCAAAGCATACAGTGATAAGGCAGATGTACTCATAGGCTATGTAAAAGACGGCAAGAACCGGTGGTTCAATCTTCCCCTACTAATCAAGTTTAATAACAAGTACATCCATGAATATTGAATTCTACGGGCAGAATGCCCTTGTCGAGGCAGATGATAATGTCTTCTCCTTTGAAGTAGCAGAGAATCCCCGGGATCTGCATGAAAGCAGGTCGAAGGATAACGATTCCCTTGACTGGAGTAATACCGTAAACAATTATCATATCGATGATTGGGGAATACTTCCATTTGGTAGTAACAATGATCTTCCTAAGGTGATTAAGAATGTGGTACAGAATAACTCCAAGGTACCCGGGATCATGAAAAAGAAGAACGGTATGTTGTGGGGGAAAGGCCCCAAGCTATACAAGGAAGAGTTTAATGAGAAAAATGAACTGGTGCGAAAGTGGCAGGATGACGGTGAAGTACAGGATTGGCTTGACAGTTGGGATGCTGAGTCGTATTTGTATAAGTGTAATACAGATGTTACCCACATCGAAGGCGCCTTCACTAAATTCTACCGGAGTAAAGGTGGTCGATTCGGCCAGGGAAAGATTGCTAAGCTGGAGCATGTGTCCTCAGAGAAAGCTCGCCTGGCCTATAAGCTAGCAAGTAATCGTCCGGATCCGACCCATGTGATCATTAATGACTGGTTCCTTACTCACCTGGATCATTTAACGAACTTTAAAGTCTACCCAAAATTCGACTTCAGCAAACCATTTGAGCATCCCAATAGCATTTACTATTCCAACATGTACAGCTTCTGTACGGACTATTATACGGTCCCGGATATCTATGGTTCCCTGGAATGGATAAGAAGATCCACAGCTGTCCCACTTATACTCAAGGCGCTTTCCAAGAATTCCATTAATGCCAAGTATCACATCACTTCCCCTCAAAGCTTTTGGGATAAAGTGGAGGACCAACTTAAACAACAGTGTACTGATAAAAACAAAGATTATAAGCCTTCAATGCTGACAGAATACAGAACTAAATTCCTCCGGAAGATTTCCAATGTTCTTTCTGGTGAAATCCAAAGCGGAAAGTACTGGCATACTGTAAAAACAATGAATGTGGATGGATCCAATATCATTGAAGAAGGTTGGGAAATCAAACCAATTGACCAGAACATAAAGGAATTTGTAGAAACTCAGATTAAAATCGGGGAAACTGCAGATCAATTTGCGTCTGCCAGTGTTGGGGTGCATACCTCCATAGGTGGTACCGGAACCGCAGGAAGATCAGATTCGGGAAGTGAGCAGCTTTATGCGCTCCAAAATTATATGCTTACGGGAGTGGATATCCCTGAAATGATAGTGATGAAGCCTCTTAACTACGCTCTCAAAGCGAATTTTCCGAAGAAAAAATTAAAGATTGGCTTCTATCGTATGCCTGCTCAACGTGAGGAGGACAAAAGCGAAAATGACCGACTCAAAAAACAAAATTAGCCATGAAATTACTTTTCAAAGAAGGCGCTGAAGAGATCAAGGAACTACTGGGTTTTGTGGATGCTGATTTCGATAATGACAAAATCAAAAGTCAGTTGTACACTGCCACTCGGGAATTAAAAAAACTGATAGGTTCTGAAGCCTATGACTATTTCTATTCTCTATACACCAAACCAGCTGAAGAGGAAGTCGGGGCAATCACCGAGGAGGAAGCATACCTCCTTTACAACGCCAGGTATCCTATTGCTCTGGATGCCGTTAGAAATTATGCTCCTTTAGGGGATGTGAACTTCACCCCAAACGGGCGAAAGATGCGAAATGAAAATAACCAGACTGCGGCGTGGGAATGGATGATTAACCGAAGCGATGAATCCCTGGAGAAACACTTCTACAAGTCTATAGATACATTGCTGGAGGTTTTGGATGAGATCAATCCCATTTTTAAACCAACTGACGGGGATACGCCTGCAGTAAAGTGGAAAGATACTGAAGCTTACCAGAAAACGCACAGGCTTTACGTGCGCAGCACAGCCGATTTTGATGATTATTTCCCTATCAGTTCACGTCTTCTTTTATTGAAGCTGCAACCTGGGCTTTCACAATGTGAGCGCATTAATATCGTGCCCAGGATTGGAAAAGAAAGAAATAAAGAACTGAAAGCAGCTCTTCTGAAACCAAATTCAGAGGTCGATGAGGACTTACTTGAGCTTATAAAAGAAGCGTGCGTATACTATGCGTTAGCATGGGCAGTACGCAGGCTTCGGGTGTCGCTCTTGCCGGAAGGTATTTTGCAGCGTTACCACGGGGAACGGGTTAACTCTAGGAATTCCAAAGTTCCGGAGAAAATGGAGGCCGAATTGACCGCCCAAACATTCGAAGCTGACGCGGAAAAAGTCCTGACGGCTATCGAGAGCTACATCACTGCCCTTAATTCAATAGGGGAACCAACTTCAGAGTTCAGTACAGATCCTGACTTTGAATTTGGTGATGATGACAATTTTGTATCAATGTAACACCAATATCAACACACAATGAAACTACTTAGAAAAATCGGGCAATTGTTCTTTTCACTATGGAACTGGAGAAAAGGCTGGAAAATCAAACAGATCAACAAAAAATTAAAAAAGGCAGTTGAAAATCAGGAGAAGGAACGAATTCAGTTCCTTGAGGAATTGAGGGTTTACCTTCATAAATATCTCCGGAAAGATGCCAGGGGAATTTATATTCCAATCAAGGGGAGGAATAAGGCCGAAATCTATGAGACAGTGATGCACACGCATGGAACCAGGATGAAGGAACTGAATATTAAATTTTCCAGAAAACTGAAGCTCTCCCTATGATCACTCTTGAGATTCCTGAAACCGGAAGGTATCTTAAACTTCCGGAGGAACTAGCAGAATGCGATTCCCGCCAATATGCCGAGGCTTGTCTTCTTATATACCGGTACCAGCAGGACGAAATATCGTATGAAGATTTTAGGGTTGAAATGGTATACAAGCTTTTGGACTTGAAGAAAGGAACCAGAAAGGAGGTTGGCGATTCAGATGAGTTGGAAATGTTGAGTAACATTTATGGGCTTTCGAAATTCATCGATTCCTTCTTCGAGAAAGACGAGGAAGAGGAAGCGGATGAGAAAATTGATAAGCTGAAGATTAAATTGTACTACATAGACAACAAGGTGCCTAAAATCAAATACTTCAAACCGGAACTTATAGGACCTGCAGACGAGTTTGATAACATTACTTCTGGCCAGTATATGGATGCCCTGGAGATCTTTTATATGATGGAAATCACTCCATCCAAAGAGCTTATGTATGAGCTCATGGCCATCTTCTATCGTCCGAAAGGAAAAAAGTATGATCGCACAAAAACCAATAAGTACAATAACCAGATAAAAAATGTTCACTTTGGCCAGGTGTACGGGTTCTATTTACTGTTTTCTAGCTTCCAGACTTACCTATCTTCAGCAACTGTATTTTACCAGGGTCAGGAACTGGATCTAAGCATCCTATTCCAGAAACCCGGAGAGGAAAACAAAAAAGAAGAAACTAAAAGTCAGATCCCCGGCCTCGGAATGAAAAGTATTTATTTCCAACTGGCAGAAAGCGGGGTGTTTGGACCTTTGAAGGAAGTGCGGAAAACCGACTTCTGGGAAACCATCCTAAGGCTCTATGATATCAGGAAACGTGACCTCGATGCGGAGGCAGATCGCCAAAGACAGGAAGAAATTGCAAAATCGAAAAACAGATGATACTAGTTTCAGAACTTAGAAAATACGTGAAGGAAAAAGAGGAATTACTGCCTGCAGTGAATTCCTCTTTTGTGGTTGTGGAAAAAGGGGAATTGTCCTCTTACCTTACAAACCTGGGGAAAGATCAAAACCAGATCATGGTAGCAGTAATGCCCGATGCTCGTTCAAAAGGAGGAGACGAGGACAATATTTCAATGAATAATTCCCTGGGATTTTTGTTCCTGGAGAAAACCGATTACAGTGTAGCTAAACAGGATAAATGGTTGGATATTTTTGAACGCACACAGCTGACAGCTGTTGAATTCATGCGAATGATCGTTGATGATATTTTTAAAGGTAAATGTGACTTCAGCCAATTCCTGGATACGAAAACCATGAGTATTGAACCGGAGTCTGGTCTTTCTGGATGCAATGGCTGGAGCGTGGAATTTTTCTTTGATGTTCCGTTGTAATGTCGTAAATTAATCGACATTATATATAAAGCTATGACTGAAAAGGAAATTAAAGATCTTTTCTATGAAGAGATAAATAAACGTGAAACCAAAAAGAAATTGGGGGTCACCCGGCACCAAATGTACCGATACAGGCATCATCCAGATGTTTCAGTGATGGCCATGCTCGAAGTACTCTGGAGGCTTGATAAACTTGAATTCAAATTGGAATGAAAATTTTAGATAGAAGAAGCGAAGAATTCGAAGCCGTTATGAAAGGGCAGTTTATCCTGGATCAGCTCACAGAAGAATCCCGGGACATGGATCGGGATCAGGTTTCTTTGATGGCTCGCCGTGGCTTCCGCAGTTCCGAATGGTATGATAACAGGAGGTTTGAAGTCTCAGGGAACCGATTGGATTATTATCACATGCCCAGGCACAGGTTTGCAGATATGAAGACCAGGCAAACCAAGACCAGGGGAAAGATCCGCAAAAAGAATCACCCTATTCACAACCGTTTTTTGTTTGGCCGTGCAAACAACGTGATAAAGCGCCTGCACTATGGCTACACTGAAGCTGTAAAAGAAGAACTCATGAACAGAGAGATTTAGAAAAGCAGCACTACAGCTGCTTTTTCTAATTTAATAGGTTATTAATCTAAAATAACCATATATGAAAGATTTACATGAAGAGCTAGAGGCTATTGACACCAAGGAAAATCACCTAAAAACTCTCGACACCCTTTTAATAGTTTATCTCAGTAGTGAGGAAGCCAATAACCACAAAGAACGTGTGGACACTCTAATGCTCTTGTGCGCTCTTCGTCGGCTTTTTATTTGATTTAAACTGCAGTGTCCCTACGCACTGCTTTTTTTTGTAAGTTTATTCCAGCAACAACCTTATTATGAAAGAATCTACAAAGGCCAGGGATTTTGTAAAAAAACCACTGGAAGAAAGAACCGATCGTGAGTTGGAAATGACAAAGATTATCCTCCAGAGAAAAGCTAACAAGAGTCTCGAATCGATTTCCAACAACATCAAATTCTTCTTTTATCTCACTCTTTTGGTAATTGCAGTGTCAATTATAGTTTACATTGTGATGGAGTCAAACTCCTAAGCTCGCCGGGTTATTTTTTATTCTCTATATTTGCTGTGCACGATTAAACACAACAAAATGGTACTAGAGAAGTTAAAAAAAATGGCCCAGGGGAGCGCCGGTGAGGATTCACATCCAAGTCCGGCTACTTCAAACGTTGTGTTTGTCGTGCACCACCCCTGGGCCTCTCTATTTAATCCATTTTGTTATGCACGACAAACACAACAGCTCAGGGGAATCCCTGTATTATCGAAACAAAAACGACCTGGAGAGCCGTGAAGGCATCGAAGTCGAAGCCGGAAGCCTCTGGAAACTCAATCCCGAAACCAGTGAACTGGTTTTAGTAGATGAAGATCAACATATCACGGCAATTTTTGACACTTCAATTTTTCAACAAATTGACTAAGCATTTTATGTTGATTTACTGTGTATTTACTGTTGTTTTGGTTTTTTATGAACAAATTCGGAATAAAAGTCCGAACAAAACCCGAACAAAAGATAGACAACATATAGACTAAACAAAGACCTTTTTCTATATTTGTAAAACATTTACAAAACAAGAAACCCACCGTGTAGGTGGGTTTGAGGAACTACAATTCTCTCAGAATCATGTAGATCAAAAGCAAATAAATCGCTTCCATTACTAACAGGTATTTGAGCGTTATACAAGAACCGGAGCTGGAACCTTCGGTTTTTGTTTTTTCAGTGCTGATTATGCTCTGTTACAACACAGATGTAAAAATACCACTAATCCAATCCTTTCTGCTGAACTCCAAGAAGTTGTTTTCAACTACTCCCTGTTGAAAAAAATTCTAAAATAATTTTCCAGTTTGGCTTCTGTAGATTTTACAAGGGCTGAAAGCCTTTTTTTGGAAATTTTATTTTCCATTTTCAGAAAAGAAACTCAATTTTTTAAGAAACAATTATTTTCCAAAACCTTCATCTGCTAATTGTCACAATTAAATTAACACCCGTGCTAACTTTTTAATATATATTTGGTAAAAGTTTTCCTACATGAACTTAGCCGAAAAGGTTCCTAATTTGTCAAATATATGTGGAATCGCCCTTGACTTTTCAGCGGTGCCAATTCCTTCTTATGCCGAATTTGGTCAACCGTTTTATGACTCTTATCTCCAGTCGAGCGAAGCTCAATCAGTTTATTTTGGCAAGCGAAGCGTAAGCTTTTCAGAAAATATTAAAGAGTCTCCAGCAGGTGATTATTGGGAGATCAAAGTAAACATTCAGTTCCCAAACAATGATAAAGACAGGGTTTTGAGAATTGAAGAATTCCGGAAAGCAAAATATGTCCTGGTACAACTTAGCGGGGGGAAAGTTTTGATCGTTGGCCGAAACGATTTTTTTCAGAACGCCAAACCGAAGGTGAAGATCAAAAATACTGAGCAGTTAACAGCTGTGGAATTTACGGCCACTTCAATTTCTGCGACCGGATTTCTTCCGGAGTATAACGCCGGACTCTTCCCACATTCTATTCCTATTAATTTCTTAAATGCTTCTTAAAAATGCCAGTGCCATTTAACATAGAACTAAAGCAAGATGATGCTCAGAGAGTGATTGAGCTGAACGGGGTACCTACCAGGTTCTATGCGTCCGCTCAGGAGTTCAATATCATCACATCTACGATCGCTTACCTTTTAGGTGGCGAAAATCAGTTGTACAAAGGCGAATTTGACTACATCCAGGAGATCGAAGCTGCTTTTCCCCTTCCGGAACCAGGTTCGACAGCATCTTTAAAAGTGGTTGATGGTGATGATATCCATGTACGTTGGGATAACACGAGTAAAAAATGGGTAAAGGACGGATTTGTAAAAGACAATCAGCCGGCAGTGATCAGTATGGCCGAAAACATTCGGGCAGTACTGGAGGCCTCGGGAACCAAATATTACGGAACCAAAAACGGTGTGCCTGGTGTGTATGATCTTCCTGCCATGGGCGGCGGATCTTCTTCTCCTACTTACCTGCAGTCTTTTACCGCAGGCTGGCAATCTGGATTGACTTATCAGCCATACGCGTCCTGGTACTATAACGGGGTTGCATACAGTGATACTAGCACTCTTACTGCGGTTGCCGATGAAACTCATGATCGTCTTATTCTATTTGTGGTAGATCTTCCTACGGGACAGGTTCAATTACTCCAGGGCGAACCATCCGAAAATCCTGAGGAACCGCCTTTCGACCCGGTAACACAATTAAAGGGGCCTCTGGCAATTATCAAAGCTAACGCCACCGAACCCGATGGAGTTACCGGCCAAACCATTTTTGCTGAAGGTGCTCCAGGGGAATGGACTTTCTCTGAATTCGCCGGTCCTAAATTTTATTTTACCAGCCCAATAAATCCTCACTCGGGGAATATATGTGTGGAAACCATTGAGCCATTGGATGAAAGCCAGTCATTGATCATCAATGCCCCCCAACCTGTCCCTGCTGAAGGACTGGAGCTGCAGTATTGGCTTAAAAATAAAACAGGCGGTGCGCACCGTTGGCTTATACGAGGAACAAAAACCAATGGAGACAATGCTAGTGTGTGGTTAGATGCGCCCGCCAATTACGATCCTGCTTCCACCGCATGGCAAATGTTAACCCTCGTAGTTCCGGCTTCACAAATCTCACACATCACCGATGTGCGGCTGATTTCCGGCTTTGATGGCTTCTCTTACTTCTTAGATGATATTCGCCTGGTTGGCGGTACCGATAGCGTGGGAGATATACAATATGCTACACAAAAATGGGTGCTGGAGCAACTTTCGCAAATCTCCGGAGGCGGAATTACTGCAGCACAACTGGAAGCAGCAAAACAGGAAGCCATCACGGAATCAAAAGCCTACGCAGACAGCCTGGTCATTGGAGGCGGTGACAATGTTCACGACTCTTACGACACCATGGCTGAAATGATAGCTGCCCAAGCAGATCAAGTCGACGGGGAATATTTTGTAGTGATCGATGCCTCTGCGCATTCTACTGTAGATGCAGGTTGGGCGTTCTTTGAATACCTGGGAACGAATCTTGGAACTGAAGAAGATTACCGGAAGCTTTCTGAAGAGGAAAGCCTGGATCTTGTTTTTGATTATGAAACCAGGATTGCTGAATTAGAGGCAAAAGTGGCTGCTAACGAAGCAAAAATTGCAGAGCTTGAAGCTGGTACCGGTGGCGGTACCGGTGGTGGTTTTGTAACAATTGACTTTCCTGCTCATATAACAGGAGCTGTGGATGGAACAAATAAAGTTTTTCAAACCTCTGGGACTTTCTCTGCAGGGAAGGTACTGCTATTTCTTAATGGTGTTGGTCAGGAACTTGGAGGAGATTACACCGAAAGCACAAATCAAATTATTGAATTCATTGAAGCTCCACACGTGGGGGATAAAATAATGGCAATTTATTAAGCTATGGCATTAACAAGAGTAAGAGCATCGCAAGTAAGAGGGTTGACAGGGCAATATCCCGCAATATTATCAGGTATAGAGCCGGTCTCAGTTTTGCCCAACACCACTAGAGACATCGTTTTTTATGGAGTTTTTTTTACTCCCGATATGACAGTACAAGTACCTGGGCAAACTGTTAATGATATAACCTTTGTTAATACACAGGAAATCAAAGTAAACATGACTGCCGGCGCAAGCGAAGGTGAATACGATGTGATATTAAATAACGGCATTCAATCTACTTATTCAGGTGCTTTGATTATTAGTTTAGGTCAGGTTAGCATACTTGGCTCTGATGACTGGAACATTCTTCAGCAGCCTGTAAATATTGAACCCGGAAAATTATCTATAACTACCTATCAAAGCGACTATATTGCTGAATACCCCTTGGATTTTAGCAAAGATTTTCAATTTCATTTTAGTACAGCAGAAAGCCCACTTTCACCACCAGATCGTTCAAGAATTTCAAGAGGAGGTTTTATACAATTTTACTCAGGAAACACTCAATATATGTATATGGCTTTTAATATAAAAGCAAAAGACGGAAGCGGCAGTAGTGGTAGTATATCAATTTTTGAGAACGGAACTGGAAAAGGCTCGTTCACTTCTTATCAAGATTTTGATGCTTGGAGTTTAAAAACATTCAAGCTAGTGTGGAAAGATTCTCTCTTATTCCTTTATGAGGGTAGTTCTTTGATTTTTACATTCAGCGATATATCCCCGATCATAGGAGACAAAATGAGATTAACAACAGGAGTTTTCAATTTTGATAATTTAAAAATGGTAATTCCTCCATCAAATTAACTGATATGAAATTAATACCAATTACCGGAAAATACGTTTCTCCTATTGAAAATCAGGGAACATTTGAAAATGTTACAATCGAAGATCGCGAAATGATCATACGGCGGAAGGAAAAATTCTTGGCTGTCAAATTCGTGCTCTTTTACGAAAAGGATGGCAAAGAAATCATTCTTGGTTCCAGGTTAGTCGAATTCCAGGGAATGGAAGATGATGAAGTTAGTACGAATCTGACAACCTATTTTAAATATCCAAATCCTGATTTTGCTCCACTCTTTCAACCAGACGAAAATTCGACTGAAGAGGATTGGAGTAAAACAATGGAGTGGTTTGAACGTGTTCCATTAATGGATTATCTAGAAGAAAATGCAGGAGTTATGCCTGAAGGTGCAGTAATTACCGAATACGGTTTTGCTACCTATGAAGCTGTACTCAATTATTTCCAGGGCGGAACTCTCCAGTCTCCAGAAATTCACATTACAGATCCTTTGGCAGTTGGTTTCCTGTTAAATAAACTCACCATCAACGGCGAAGTGGTTGGCAAACAATTCAAATTCGCAGAATAATAAAAAACAACAGCACCCGGACTCACCTCAAATTTCCATTTGTATCGACAAAGAAATGTTTGGGAAGCCCTAAGAAGCAAAAACCGGAAGACCTTGGACAGATCCCGGTGCTGTTTTTAAATAACCTACTATGAAAAACCTACTCCAAATCTTCCGTAGTTCAAACAACTACTTTCGCCAGGATCCTGCAATCCTAAAAGCGAACCGCAAAAAAGTCGATGAATATCTTTTCCTCAAAGGCTATGAAGTCCTTCAGCGGGATATTTATTTAATGGCCTACGATTATTTCACCTACTTCCCTGAAGATTTTGACGGGGCTACCATGACCGAAGATCTTTACGATATCGAGAACCTGGAACTGGCCGCCATGCTTCACGATTATCTGTACATTAAACCAAATGCATCCGGAAGTTTTAAATATTCCTGGATTGCAGATAAGCTCATGCGTTTGGAGATGCGAAAGATGAATAAATCGTCCTGGAATACGGGAGTTAGATTTGTTCTGCTCCTTTTGAAAGCTCCCTTCTTTGTGCCATTTACTTATTTGTTCAAGGGGCGCAGGATGGATGCAGAAAACAAGGCTTTGGTGAACGGCATCTTCCTGAAACTACAAAATAGGGTACCACAGGTATGGCACAAAGAATACCGCGGGGAATTAACCTGGACTTTTATTGTGCTCGTTGTGGCCATCGGATATGTCTGGAGGATATCGTTACATGATTTTGTTCAAGCTATAATGTGGATCTTCCGATGAAACGAATTTTGCCCCTCATCTTTTTTTTAGCTTCCATGGTCTCCAGTGGCCAGAATATGCACGTAAATTATCCGGAACTGGTGTACCCTGTCCTGGAAGAATTCGTTTCAGAAAATTTTGAACGCTCCACCCCTACCTTCGAAAAGCTTGTGCGCCTCGATAGTATCGTGGTGAAAGATCTTGGATATGAACGCAACGGTCCTTTTGAAAAAAAGAACTACGGGTTCCATCACCGGCAAGGTGATAAAGAGTGGATTGAGATTGATATTTCCCTGGTCAATTATCCGGAGAAATTTGAAGAAACACTCAAGCATGAGCTCGGTCACGTTTTTGGACTGCAGCACATAGATGTTGATCACCTTCCGCAATCAGATAAACTTCATCTGGAGATAATGAGCAGCCCCAAATACCTGCTTCCTTATAATCACGTATCCAATACAGATCCCGAGCTATGGCGAAGGGTCAATGATAATTTTTACAATCACCTAAAAACCCTCCAAAAATGAAAAAACTTTTCCTTCTCTTAGTTCTCTTTTCCCTTCAAAGCTGCATTGCTCAGCAGCCATTTGAAGATGCCGAATACCAGGCACCGGTATTCCTTACCGTTACTGGGGTTCTTTCCATGAATTCAGATGGTACCGCCAGCATTGTTCAGAACAATGAATACCAACGGGTATTCCATTTTGACGGTAAAAAAGATATGGTGGAGGGCTGGAAATATACAGTAGGCCTTAGGATTGAAAATCCCGGGGATCTTAAAAACAGAAACCTCATAAGAGCTACCCTTGTCGATTATGGTATTTCTGTAGGACAGGCGCGGATAAATGCCGTGAGGATTTCCCAAATGGGGAAAACAGATAAACTGTAATTACCGTAAATGAGTAGATCTACCATTCCGGTACACATCCACCCCCACCTGGTCCCCTTCTTCTTTGAAGAATTTGAGGGGATTGAAGCTTTGTACTTAAACAAAAAGGTCAAAGCTGCCAAGATCTCTACCAGTAAGCCTCTGGGAAAAATTCTAAGGCTACTCATTGAAAAGTCAGATTCACCTGTAAAGCCCGAAAAATTTCATATGTACCTATCTATCCAGGACAGGGAACGTTCTAAGTTTTTTGGACAGTTTTACAAATGCGAATCTGGCAGGAATTCTTTTCTTCGGTTGCCAGCGGAGGGTGCCAAGCTCATCAATGATCATCTGGAGAGTGTTTTTCGCACCTCGATGTACTATTATGTGGAAGGGCATGTGGCCGAAAATGGGCATGGCGCTGTGCGACATGCAATAGATCTTTTCCTGGTGAAGTATGAGCTGCTGGAATATTCTTTCGAAAATGAATCTTTACGCCGGTATTATTATCGCATCATAGAATCTGGCTACGCTCTTAAAAAGATGCAGCATGAAGGCGCTGTGAAATTTAAAAAGAAGGAAAGAAAAAAATTGGATCCTGTCAACATCTTTCCGGCGGGTCAACAATCACTCTTTTGATTTGACTAAACAACTATATATAAGCCCTGCAATTGCGGGGCTTTTTTTATGTCACACCTTACCCGCATTCTTCGCGGTAAACTTGTCTAAACATTACCCCAAATGGCCAAAAGAATAGTTGACGAAGAAATGCGCTTTTCCATTGTTATCAATGGCAATGAAGCGCAGAAAGAACTCTTCGAGCTTGAGCGATCTACCCGAAAACTTACCCAGGAGAATAAAGAGCTGCGTACCGAAAAGGTTAGGCTGGAGTCCCAGGGCAAAAAAGAATCTGCTGAGTACAAAAAACTCACAGCAACCATAAAGCAGAATAATGCTGAACTCCGAAAAAACAAAGCTCGAACTAAAGAGCTTCAGCAGGAAATAGGCATAACCGGCCTAACCATGGGGCAGCTGTCCAAGAGGGCTTCGCAGTTAAAGCTCGAGCTCCGGAACATGATTCCCGGAAGTGCTGAATATAAAAGGATCCAGGCCGAACTTCGTGCCATTGATGGAAGGATGCGGGAATTAAGCTTGGGAGCCCGCCAGGCAGAATCTTCTATCTCCCGACTGGCCAATGGCTTCAATAAATATTTTGCACTGGCCACTGGTGTCATTGCTACGGGAACCGGGATGGTTCTATCTCTTCAAAAGGTGATCGATTTTAACGGGAAACTTTCCGATTCCCAGGCCGATGTGATGAAGACAACCGGCATGACCCGTGAGGAAGTTGATGACCTTACCAAATCTTTCGGTTTGATGAAAACCAGGACTGCCAGGATCGAGCTTTTAAATCTGGCTACCGATGCGGGACGGCTTGGTATTACGGGAGTAAAGAATCTGCGCGATTTCGTGGAGGAAATGAACAAGATGAAGGTGGCTCTTGGGGATGATCTTTCCGATGAACAAATAAAGGAAGTGGGTAAAATCACCGATATATATGATGTAGGTTCCCAGACAGGAAAAGAATTTTCCGGGGCAATGAACGCGGTGGGATCTGCGATTAATGAAGTTTCCGCTTCCGGTGCCAATGCTGCCCCATACCTGGTTGATTATCTCAAGCGCCAGGCAGGTATTGCGAAGCAGGCTAAGATAGGTGCAGATCAAAACATAGGTTACGCTGCCACTTTTGATGAAATAGGACAAAGTGTGGAAGTTTCTGCTACTGCCATGAACAAAGTGTGGATGGATATTTTTGATGATCCTTCTACCTATGCGAAGATTGCAGGCATGTCTCTAAAAGATTTCAATAATCTCCTGCAGACAGATTCCAATGAAGCCATGATACGGTTCCTCGAGGGATTGAACGGAAATAACGAGGGCTTGTCTGTAATGGTAGAAAAACTGAAGGATATAGATGTTGGCGGTGCACGTGGGGCGCAGGCTCTTTCGGCCCTGGCAGGAAGTACAGATAAGCTTCGGGAAAAACAACAATTGGCAAACCAGTCACTTGAGGAAGCTACTTCTCTTACCAATGAGTACAACATTAAGAACAACAACTTTGCAGCTACCATTGATAAGATCAATAAAAAAATGATGGGATGGTTAGCTTCCGAAACTATCGTGAACAAACTGGAAAGCTGGGCAGTTGCATTTGCCAAATTAATTGGAGCTACTGAAGATCACTCCGGAGAAATATCTATCTGGAGGGAAAGAATAGTAGCTGCTTTTAAAGTTCTATTAATCCTCATTGCTGCTGTTCTCAGCTACAAGGCTGCCATTCAATTAGCTTCCATGTGGACCGCCAGGGCTAGTGCCGTCACAAAAATTCATTACGCCCTGCTAATTGCCCAGGAAATTGCAACCAAATCCCTTGCAATCGCAAAAGCCCTTCTCACCGGTAACATCAAGAAAGCGATAATTGCCTACAGGGGATTATCGGCTGCGATGTCGTTAAACCCAATCGGCGCTGCATTTGCTTTAGTTGCTGCCCTGGCAACTGCTTATTATGCATTTTCTGAAAGCGCAGAGGAGGCGGCTACAGCTCAGTCAATATTGAATGACGCCACAACGGAAGCCAACAGATCTACCAGATCTCAGGTGAACGAAATCAATGGACTCCTGGCAGTGGCCAAAGATGAAAAAATTAGCAAAGAGGAACGTATCAAGGCTATCAATAAGCTAAACGAGATCTCTCCGGAATATTTGGGTAACCTTTCCCTGGAGAACATCAATACCAAGGAAGCCACTACTTCCCTGGATGCGTATGTGGAAAGCCTGGTGCGTGCTGCCAAAGCAAAAGCACTAAAAACTCAGCTGGATGCCAAGGCGGAAGAATTGGCAAAAGCTGAAGGCTCTAAGCTTCAGGACAATATTGAATGGTATGAGAAGCTGTGGAACCAAATTACTGCATTGAATGATCCGTATGCTGCAGCTGCCAATAATATGAAGACTGCTATCGACAACAAAAATGAATGGATAGAAGCTACAAAAGAGGAGCTTAAACTTATAGAAGAGCAGTACAAGGCACAGCTGAAAGAAAACGCGAATCAAAATCCAAAAAAGGAATCGACGGGTCCTAAGGAAGGAGATACCCAGGTGATTGGAGAGCAGCTGTTCCGTTTCACTAATGGCAAATGGATGGCGGTGAAAACTCCGGTACCTGGAGGGGATGACAAAAAGAAGAAAGAATTCAAAGTAGATCCTGAAAAAGAGGAATCTGAACTCCGCAGGATCCAGGAGGAAAATGACCGATTGAAGGCTACCCTTATCGGTGATTCATTTAAGAAAGAAATTGCCTTGGCGGAAGCAAACCATGAAGCGAAGCTCCAGAAACTTCGGGAACAAAAAATTAAGGAAGCTCAGATTGAGGCATTAGATGTTGAGATAGATAAGGCTGTAGCCTCTGGAGATACAAAAAAGGCCGATTCCCTTAGCCGTACCAAAGAGATCTGGATCCAACGGAACCGCGAATTAAATGCCCAAATGCAGTACGAAGAGGAACTGCACCAGCTGTCTATCGGTAAAATAATCCAGAAGGGCCTTGAGGAAGACCTTAAGGATAAACAGAAAGCGTTTGATCGGGAAACAGTTCTTCGGGAAACCGCACATAATAACGCCATGGCTGCCCTTGGCAATAATGAAGCTGCCAAAAAAGTCCTTCAGGAACAATTCAACGAAGAGGAAGCACAGCGCCAGGAAAAGCATTTGCGGGAATTGATTGCCGAAATGAATGGCATTATCCAGGGCGGCGAATTCGAAGGTTTTGACCTGGAGCTACTTTCTCCGGAACAAAAACAGCAGCTACTGGATTTTCTTGATGAAGCCAATTTAAAACTGAGCGATTTACTTAATAAGGGGTCAGGAAATAAGAATCAAGATTCCAGGCTGGATGCCGATGTAGATGTTTTAGGTTTTAGTATCGAGCAATGGGATCAGGTTTTTGCAAACCTGGATACTACTGCAGGCAAACTGGAGATGGCACAAATGGCTGTGGGATCTCTGATGAATGCCTGGTCCATGTACAGTGATTTTCAGAATAAGCGCCAGCAGGCCGACCTTCAGAAATTCGAACAAGCCCAGGAAGAAAAACAGGAAAGGCTTAAGCGGCAGTTAGATTCAGGGTACATCAATCAACGACAGTACAATCGTGCAGTTGAAGAGATGGAAAAAGAAAGCCGGAAGAAACGCGCCGAAATGGAGTACAAGCAGGCGAAGCGCGAAAAGGAAATGGCTATTGCCAACATCGTGATGAACACCGCTATAGGGGTTTCAAAAGCTCTTGCACAAGGAGGCATGGTATTAGGTGTGCCGTGGGCTGCTATTGTGGGCGCTCTTGGTGCAGCACAATTAACGATGGCTCTGGCCACTCCATTACCGGCCAAAGGATTTGAGGATGGTCTTTATCCTGTTCAACGTGAACAGGACGGGAAAATGTTCAACGCTTCCTATGGCGGTGAAACGAGATCTGGCTTAATAAATAAACCTACACTGTTCCTCGCTGGAGAAAGAAGAAAACCCGAAATGGTGATCGATGATCGTGCCTGGGCAAAAATGGATCCGGACGTCAAGAATTCCCTGTATCGGGAACTTGGCCGAATGGGTCGGGTACCGGGATATGAAGGCGGCTACTATCCGCAGATGGATGTTGTGAGGGATAATTCACAATCAGTAACTTCTGAAGTTGATTCTTCTGCTTACATGCTATTTACTGCAGCACTCAACAGGAATTCTGCAGTAATGGAACGAATAGAAAAAGAAGGGGTTCGGGCCATCCTGTTGCGAAGCCTGGAAAACGCGAAGAAAATTGATGATGACATCAAAAAATATCACGAATTGAGAAACGAAAATAAGAGATAAATGGAAAAAATAATCTGTGCAGCAATACATTTTGACGACGGTAGGGAATATCCCCAGCAGCCATTTAATATCAAAAAGGGATTAGTCATAGCAGGCTTGAGACATTGTAACTGTTTTGGAACCATGAGCGCTACCCGATTTTCAAAAGCAACTCCAAATATCCAAGGGTTTATAACGAATAAAAACAGGTTTGTAAACCGAAAAGAAGCCTTTGTCATAGCTGTGAAGGCAGACCAAATAATAACACAACTTCAAAGCGATAATCTTTTCAGTGAAGATCTCTACTAAAACAAATTAATACATGGCCTACGATAAATTTTCTACCCAAAAGGTTTTCCAGAATGAACTGGTAAACATTTATGCAAACAAGATCCTGGAGAATGTTCACTCCACAATTGAAGCTTCAGAAACGAAGCTATTGGCCGCCGGTGATCTTTCTAGAATGATCCAGGGTGCAGCGCTTTTTGAACTTCCGGTGGTTTCTTTTGTTACAAATGAGCCTGCCATTTATTCGCACCTGGTCAAGAACCTGCAGACCATTATTTCTGTCGATACGCAGCTGTCTTTTCAAAACAGGATCCAGGTGGTAACCTCTTATGCTTTCTTCGAGTTTTGGCTCGATGAGACGGCGGCCTCTGTGGTTGTAAATGGAATAAACTGTGCAGATCTAGGGGAAGTATACAATGCCCCGGCGCCTCCTTATAATATTATTATTGCAGATCTACAGGAATTCTCTGAGAGTTCAGAAAATGAACTTTATTTCCAGGGATGGAAGTCTGATACCAAAGAGGTTTTTATCAGACGGATTTTGGGAGAGCCAAGTCCGGAAACGTTGCAAATTGCTTTTAGGGTTGAAGATGTGTTTCTTACCTTGCCTCAAGGAAAATATTCTTCTTTCCGTATTTCTACGGTTGCAGCTTTTTGGCGCGGACAAGCCAATACAGGTTTCATTAGCCTGGTGCCTCCGGTTCCTTACTCAGATCCGGCAGGTTATGAAATCACTCCCGAAACGCTTGATCAGACAATAGATGTGGCGTTCCAGGATTTTTCGCTGGTAAGCCCTGGAAGCATCACCTTCCTGTTGCGCATCATGGTGCACGGCATTCGTTCAGATTCAAATCTTTTAGATCGTAATATCATACGGCATGAGATTCCTTTTGAAATTCAAATCCTTTCCCCTGAAAGTCTGGTGACAGATAAGGATGAATTGCATTTGCCACATATAAGGGAAGCTGTACCATTGGCAGGACAGGAAGTCGAAGTGATCACCGGGAACAATTTTGGCTTAAGTATTCCTGATTATTTCGAGTTAACTGGAGGTAACCTGGTCGAGGGAGATCCAACGTATGGAAGGAGGAATTACACCGGTAGCGGAAGGCAGGTTTTAACCGTTTCCCTTTCCGAAGAGTTTGATGTGTATGAAAATCCTGTGTTTTCAGATTCGATGGTCTTCACGTATAATACTACAAGGCGCGGACGGCCAATGATGGAAACCCACACGGTTAGGCTTTCTGCTTACATGTTTCCTGCTCATGGGTTCATTGTAACACCGGAGGCACTGGAGTTCTTCAGTATAAAAGGAATTGAAGCCGGCGATCCACAATCCCTGCAGGTGATATCTACACAGGATTTCACTGTGAAAGCTCCGTTTTGGCTGAAAGTGGATCCGACTGGAGGCGGGAAATTTCAGGAATTAACAGTTGAACCGATTAGTGCAGACAACCTGATATCGGGTGATTACTCAGGCTTTATTGTGTTGACTTCCGAAGCTGCAGAAATTGAAGTTCCGGTAAGCCTCAAGGTCGTGGAAAGCATTGATGCTGCACTTTCTGAAACAGGATTGAATTTCACGCACGAAAATAAAGCCTTTTCTATGTTGTACAGTGATGACCTTACGCAAAGGGCGTCTACTTCTCTTGCCATCACTGCTTACAATATGAAAGGATTTCCTGTAATTTCAGAACATAATTTCAAAACAACCTTTTTTAACCAAAGGACAAAAATTCACCTTGGGGAAATTGTGTCCAGGCGCTTGCAAAAGTTATCCAGTCCTTCAAATATTGGGTACCGGAATTATGATCTGGAGAACGAGGAACCTCAATTGTTCCGGATTTTGAATTATTACAGGCCTGCCAGTGTAGATGTGCTTTTTGAGATTGAGAACCGCTCCAACAGTGTAACATCCGAAAGTAAAAGGTTCGATGATGTTTTGTTCCTCTCCGGACGAAAGCCAAAGCAATTTCGTGATGATTTTGGAATTCTTAATTATGAAGCGGTTCCGGTAAGGGTGACTTCCAAATCACAACTGCTTTTTAATTTTGTGAGGCGATTTTTAAATCATGAGATAAAAGTTTTTAAAAACAATCTCCTCTATAAAACCATCACTCATACTCCAGGAAACAATTCTTTATTTGGCCTGGCCATGTACTTTCATCTTTTCAAGGCCGGCGATGTTATCGAAGTAAGGATGTATGAAAATGATACCGACTACTTTGGCCAGAAGTATTTAATGTTTCCAGATCAGCATCACAGCAACCACATTGCTTTTTCCGATGAATATAAAGTCCTGGAGAGTTTTGAATTTACAGGAGAATATAAATTCACCGGCAACTACAAAAATATAACATCAAAAAATTATACTAACCTGGTAGAGCATATTGAAAACCTGGAGTCAAACAAAGAGCAGCGGCTTGTAATCAACACAGGTTGGATTCTTAAATCTAACGTGGTGATCATAGATGCGATTCTAAGAGCAGACAGGGTATGGCTTCTTAAGGGAGAAAAAGAAATTTCTTTGAGGCCTGTAGAAAAGGAATTTGTGCTGGAAGATTCCCAGGAGGCACTTTACCAATACAACGTTGAATTCATAATAAATCCCGAAAATGATCTTGAAGTTTACATGTCCTAGCTTTGAGCTGGATTTCGCAGGAAAAGAACTCAATATAGTAGAGGAAAATCATTGGTTCAATGACCAATTTTTCACGAAATATTCTTTCCCTTTTGAATTTGATATCGATGAAGAGCTGGATGCAGCTCTCGAGATGATCACTCATAACAATGCAAGGCGTAGCGATAAAACTTTTGAAGGATACCTGCAGAAATTTGGTGGAGAATCGGAAGCAATTCTGGTGATTGAAAGAATTCAGGGTAAACGCGGACAGGGGAAAATGCGCTATGGCCTGGAAGAATTCCCGAATTTCGATAAAAAGCTTTCAGAATTGCCGCTTGAGCAATTCAGGCTAGAAGTGCCTATTGCAGATTTCGCACTGGCCAGACTGGATGAAACATATCCAGCAGTAAATTTTAATTTTCCGCAGCTTATCGTAGATCATTTCGATACCAATACGGCGCAATGGCTGTATTTTGAAGGGATCATCAACAATTACAAATCGGGTGCTTTTCTCAAAAACGAATACAACAGTACGACTGCAGAGCAGATCAACCGAAATATTATGCAACCGGTTCCATACCTGCTTTATGTGCTTGCACAAGGCTTCGCAGATGCCGGACTGGAGCTTAGGGGGGAGATCCTTCAGGATCCAGAATTCAAGGACGCGGTAATAACTATGATCTCAGATTATTACAGCTCTTCATCTGTAGACAATATGGAGGCTACCATGCAGGCGAATGAGTACTCCAGCATTACCAGGGAAACAGAAAACAGGATTTATCTTGCCAGGTATGCTAAGAGTATTTTTTTACCCTCTTCCGGAATTTATAAAGTTTCGGGGAATATTATTATAAGATCGATTGCTGTTGAAGCTTTTGCGGAACTTCATTTAGGCCTGGACAATGTCATTTGGCGGGCTACAGATCATAACCTGGGCTATGAAGAAAAATTCTTTTCTATAGATCTTGATATTGATATTCCTTCCACACAATTTGGAGAGACATTGAGATTTATTTCTGAACAACTTCCGTTTGCCAGCGATCCACAAATGAATGAGCAGGATCCAACTGCAATGATCCTTGATCTAACTATTACGAAAATTGCAGGGTATGATTTGGAGGGAAACCTAGTTCCTACCCTGGTGTCACCGGAAAAAATTGACCTTCAGAAATGTGTTCCCGACATGACCTTTGGAGATGTACTGAAGGCTCTGAAGAACTGGAAAAACTACGATGTTACTATAGGTGACGGGTATGTAGAGATGAACAAGATCAAAAGCATAAAGGATGCTACAGTGGCCATTGATCTAACAGATAAAGAAGTCAAGGAACCTATCCGGAATTTTTACCAGGATAATACTTTTATCCTCCAGTTACAGGAAGTAGGATCTGATGAGTATAAATTCGCCAAGCTATTTGTGGATTCCTCCGGAAGCCGTACTTCTTCTTTCGTTAAGAATGACAATACGAAGGAGATTACCATTAATGGAATTCCGTTACCTATGAAGGAATCTGGAGGGGTAAGCACTGCCCATCTTTTTACTGATGCAAAATCCATTCTGGCTCTGAGTATTTATCCAGGCCTTGATAATGGATTAAATACCTGCAGGGATACTTCAAAATTACTTATCCCGGCAGTCTATCAAAGCGACTGGAAGGAGTGGATTGACTTCAGAATTAATTCAGAAGGTTTTGAGTGGCCATTCTTTATAGATTCAGAAAGGGCCGGTGCCATATCTGAAAAATCAAAGATTTATGCCTATGCACGGGAATTTATTGTACGTCGTGTGAGCAAAAAAAATGTTTCCCAAAATTGGTGGGAGATAACGCTGGAGTGTGATGGGGCAGATTAAAAAAGCTGATCCATGATCTTAACCTGCTCACAGGCTTCAGATTCTACAATGTGCACATAGATCATCGTTTCTGAAATTTTGGAGTGTCCCAGGATCTTTTGTAGGTCCTGGACCTTTCCTCCCATCCTAAGAAAATTTGTTGCGAATGAATGCCTGGCAACGTGGAAACTCAGATTTTTTTGGATATCACATAGGTTTGCGATCTTTTTCAGAACCCGATTGATTTCCTCGGGCGTTGGCATCTGCACGAAAAGCCGCTCATCGTGATCAAGGATCTCCCTTAGTTTATTGGAAATGCTGATCCACTGTCTTTTTTTGGATTTTACACTTACAAACTGGAACATATCTTCCTCCAGTTGTTTTCGGCTTAACTGTTGCACATCTGAAATTCTAAGGCCTGTAAAACAGGAAAACAGAAAGTACCCTGCAGTTAGGCGATACCTTTCATTCATGAAGGGAGAAAAGAAAAGCTGATATATTTTCTTGATTTGTTCCGGACGCAGATCCGTTCGATGCCCCTTTGTGCTACCTACCTTTACATCATCTTTGGATATAGCCATACGAATACCGGCTTTTTCCGCGGCATGGATATATTTTTTTACTACCGCAATATTACTTTCAATAGTTGTGGGCTCATTTCCCAGGGCTTTAAAATGAGTTCTCATTTTCAGGATTAGATTTTCATCGACTTCAGTGAAGTAGATTTTCTTTTTCCATTTACGCAGCTTGGTGACAATTGATTTATGCCTTCGCACAGTTCCTTTGGCTAATATTCTTTTTTCAGCCTCAATTTGGTAATCCATATATGCCAGGAAATCTATTCGGGGAATGCTGTTCCTGAATTCCTGGACAAACTTGTCAACCGACAATTGCTTATGGGATAGGTGGTACATTGTTTTAATCCCGGTGATCTTTGAATCTACATTGTCCAGAACTAGGTTCATCTCGGAGTACTTAGGATCCGAGGTTTTTAGCCTGGCCTCTTTTGGATCCCATAATTTTGGAGGAACAAATATCTCCAGGGGAATCCTTTCCCGTTGATAATTTTTGGAGACATGCAAATAGAGTGGCGATAAGCCATCGGAATTCACATATTTTCTTTTTACGATTCTTGTTTTCACTGACACAAACATTTTTTTTGTGTCAACCAGTGTGTCGAAAACCTGATCTTGCAGCAT